TACTTGAGCTGTGCGTTGTTGGGTTTCTTCGCAGCCTTGTCGCTGCTGGACGCTCCGACGGTGACGGCGCTCAGACGCCGGCCGACGCCGCCAGAGGACGAGACGCCGGCCGCGGATGAGCTTTTGCTCGAGCCGCCTGCGCTGGCCTTCTTACTGCTGGCCTCCTCGGCGTATTCCGTCAGGTTGATCGTGATCTTGCCCTTCAGGATCCGGCCGAGGTTGTCAAGTGTGGTGTCTGAGAGGCTGACGCCGGTGAGCTGAAGGTTGGCCGGGCCGAAGCGCCGGCCGGCCAGATAGAAGGGGGCGTACTGCCCGACCAGCGACGTCCACGACTCGAACTCTCCCCGGGCGTCGCCGCCCACGGCAGACGCCAGATCGAAGTCGAAGCTCATGCTTTGCAGCTTGAGCGCCTTGGTCTTGGTGGCCGGAGATCCGGCCTTGTCGTCGCTGTTTTCCGTGTCGAGCTCGACGCTGGAGGAGACGCCATTCAGGGCGGCGATCCTCTGGCTGGAGACGCCCCACGTCTTGCCGTTCCATGATGCCATGACGGCCATGTCTATCCCTCCTTACTTCGGGCCAGAAGTGCCGCCTCCCATGCTGTCGGTGTGGGTGTGGCCGGTCAGGCTGATGCCCGTGGCGGTCACGTCTGCCGACGGGACGCTGATGCCCTTGTCCTGCATCGTGAGCGCGCCCTTCTTGACGGTGATGTCGCCCGGGACGATGCCGTCCCACTCTCCGTCCATGCGGGAGAGGATGATGCCGGTGCCGTCCTCGAACATAGCATAGGCGACTTCTGTTCCGGGGGTCAGGTTTCCCATCTCCCCGCGCAGATACCACGGGATCGTCAGCGGCCGTGTGACCATGCTGTCGGCGGTGCTCGGGAGCACTCTGGCCGTGGTTTTGTCTCCGTTTCTGTCGGCCTTTCCCTCCACGCTGGAGATCTTGCCCTTCTGGATCATTTGGTTGTTGCTGTTCATCAATATCCCTCCAGTGGCTTGCGGAGGTATAGCTTGCTCCGCGTCTTGACGTAGTCGTGCCGGATCCGGCTGATGAAGGCCGTGCCGTCCCACGACTTAACGCCCTCGGTCGCCAGCGTGACCACCGAGCCCGCTGCGTAGTCTCGCAGCAGCGAGCCCGTCCAGAGGGTGCCGACGGTCGCGTTTTTGTTGGCGTCTCGGAGGAGGCCCTTGGCGAAGCGGTCGGCCTCGCTCTGGTCGGTCATGCGGAAGGGCAGGATCCGGCGCAGCACCTTGTCGCCGCCGCCCGGGGCTGCGAAGGTGCCGGTCAGGCCGCCGTTGACCGCTTCGGCCGAGCCGTAGGCGTTGGCGCCCTCGTCGCGGTACTCGAAGTCATTGGCCGGGGTGATGGTGATGGTGTCGACGGGCTGCTGGCTTTCCATGTATGCCTCGTCGTAGACGACCAGCTTGCCGTCGTACACCAGAAACGCCGCGCCCTCGAGGGTGCAGCGGTTTTGAAAAAATGCGAAGTCTGCGAGGTTGTTCTGCTCGACGTAGTCGTAGGTCTGGTCGGTGATCCCGTAGGTCTCGAGCGTCAGGCCGTGGCGGCCGGCGATTTCTTGAGCCAGTTGCAGGAACTTGACCTTTTCCCACGATTTACTCCGCTTATCCTTCGCAGACTGCGGGACGGAATAGGCCCGCAGGGTGATGATGCCGGACTCAGGGACGACGCTCTCGACGAACATTTTGCCCGTCTTGGCCGCGCCGTCCTCGATGGCAATGGTGTCGCCCTTCTTGGGGTTCCACGAGTCCCACAGCTCGCGGGTGTCGTTGAGCTTGAGCAGCAGCTCGTCGCTCTGCTTTTCGGCGTACATATCGTGATAGCAGCGGTGGACGCTGATGTCCGGGTAGATGTCGACGCCTTCGTATAGGATCTTCACGGCGTCACCTCCTCCACGGCGGCAGGGTCTCCGGCGTTTCCACGGTCTCGACGATCGGGATCCGCACAGCCTCGCCGCCCTCGAAGATCAGTACGTCGCTGAGGTCGGGGTTGGCCTCGATGATGGTGCTCGCCATGCGCTCCTCGTTATAGGCGACGAGCGCGATGCTGTCGAAGGTGTCGCCGCCCTGCGCCACATAATCAATAAAGCCGACTGTCTGCTGTGACATAGGCACCGCCCTCCCTTCTGCTGAGTGCCTCGAGGATGAAGTCGATGAACTCCGGCTCGAGGTCGCGGAGCTTTCGGATCAGGGCGTCCTCGTCGGTGTCGCCCTCGACCTTGATCTGCGGCGAGAAGGACAGGCCGCTCAGGTCATAGACCACAGCCGTGCCCGATCCGCTGCTGATGGGTTCGTAGTCGGCCTCGCTGGATGCGCCCAGCATCCGGCCGGCCTCGGCCCAGTAGGACAGGTTTTGCGAGCGGTATGCAGGGTTGAAGCTGATGACCGCCTCGGTCGGATAGCGCGGATCCTCGCCCGCGATGGACGGGCCGCTCGTGAAGCCGCCGGTCGCATAGCCGGAGACGCCGGTGCTGCCGCCTCCTCCACCTCCGAACAGGCCCGCGATCTTACTGATGACGCCGGAGCCGAAGCTGACGATCTTCGATACCCAGCCGACGATCGTGCCGAGCACGTTTGCGATGGGCTCCAGAATAGCCAGCAGGGGCGAGAGGAGCGGCATGATCGCATTGAGCAGGCTCACGACCGGGGGCAGCAGGGCCTCGATCAGTTGCATCAGCGGAGGCAGCAGCGGCATGATGACGCTGTTGACGATTTGCAGGGCCACGTCCAGCAGCGGAGTGATGACCGGCAGCAGCGCGGCGATCAGGTTTGCCAGCACAGGCAGCACGGTCGAGATGATCTGCGTCAGCATCGGGAGCACGGTGGCGAGGATGCTGGCGATCGGCGGTAGAATGGCCTGAACGATCTGCATGAGCGGCGGGAGTAGCTGCTGCGCGAGATCGAGCAGAGGCGGCAGGAACGAGCCCACGAGCTGAGCCAGCAGGGGCAGGATGCCCGCAGCCAGCTCCGTGACCATTGGCATGACCTTCTTCAGGGTGTCGCCCATGCCGACGAGGAAGTCCTGCACAAACGGCATACAAGCGTTGAGCGTGTCGGTGATAACCGGGCTGATTTCCTCGAAGGTGTCGGTCAGTATCGGGGCCAGCGATGTCAGCGTGTTGGCAATCATCGACGCCATAGGCAGCAGAGCCACTTCGGCCGACCTCTTGACCGCCTCGAAGGCAGAGCCGAGGTCGTTGTACTTGACGTCGTTGATCTGCTGGAGTGCAGCGGCGCCGTCGTAGGCTGCGGTCTCGATGTCCCCGAGCACGGGCAGGATGCCCGCCTCCAGATCCTCGAACTGCGAGCCAAACAGTGCGACGCCGATCTCGTTGCGCTTGAGAGGATCCTCGAGCTTGTTCAGAGCCTCGACGGTGTCGAAAAATGCAGCCTGCGCGGTCTCGCCGCCGGCTGCGAAGGCCGCGAACATTTTGTCGGAGTTGAGGCCGAGGCCCTTGAAGGCTTCGGCGCTGCTGTCGCTGCCGTCTTTCGCTCTGATGTTGAACTCCTTGACGGCGTCGGCCACTTTGTCGATGCTGAACAGGCCGGCGTCAGCGCCTTCCACGAGGGAGCCCATGAACTGGTCGGCGCTCAGGCCGAGGGCCGCAAACTGCGCCGAGTATTCGTTCAGGGTGTCGAGCAGGTCGCCGTTTTTGTCTGCGCCGTTCTGTGCGCCGGTGGCGATTAGGCCGTAGGCTTCTTCGGCGCTGATGTTGAAGTTTTTCATCAGAGCCGAGGCGGCTCTGGCGCTTTCACTGATGTCGTAGTCGAAGGTGTCACGCAGCACGAAGCCGGCCGCGGTGGCCTGCTCCAGCGCCTCGCCGGCCAGATCGCTCGCTTTCTGCGTAGCGGCCAGCCCTTCGGCCACGTCGTTGAAGTCCTCGCCGAGGTTCTGCGCGTAGATGTTTTTCACGCTCTCGCCCAGTGCGTCCAGCTCGTCGCCGGTGGCGCCGGTGGACGCAGAGAGCTGGTTCATGGCTTTGTTGTAGTCGTCGCCCAGCTCTGCCAGATACTTCCCGGCCTCGACGACCGCCTTGCCCGTCGCCACAGCGATGCCGCCCACGGCAGCACCGACGGCAACGGCCTTCCAGTTTACTTTGTCGAGGTGTCCCGCGACGTTGTCCATCGCCTTCCCGAGGGAGGGGTCGATGGTGCCGGCGAAGCTGACGACGGCCTGCATGATCTTGTTTTTGCCTGCCATCAGTGTCACCTCCTTCTGTATTTCCTGAAGTTATTCCGGGGCATTGAGGCGGCTTTGTCGCGCTGCCGCTTGGCCTCCTCGGCTGCCTCGTAGTATTCCATCAGGAAGTCGGTCAGGCGTTCCCGTCGGAGCTCGCCGACTGAGGTGTGGAAGGCTCGAGAGTAGTCTCGGACGAGCTCTCCGAGCCGCTTTCCTCGGATTGTGCCGCCGACCTCGCCGTAGTAAAATTTCGGCCGATCCTCATAAGCTCCATGACGTCGGGGCCGCTGATGCGCTCGAGGTCGCTGACGTCGATGTCACTGTTGACGGCGACGATCGCCATCATGGCGAGATAGGCGTGCAGGGAGTAGTCGAGCTCGCAGGCGCCGGCGCTGCCGCCGCCTTTGTTGGAGGTCGCGCGGAGCTTGCGGGCCTCAGCATCGGCGAACATTCCCACGGTGATCGCGCCGGTGTCGTAGGTCAGAGTCTTGACCTTTTTGCCGTTGATGGTGATGGGGGTCTGAAGTGTCAGCTTTTCCATGTGTGTCTCCTTTCGATAAATAGAGGGCGCCGCCCGGAGGCGACGCCCTTCTGGTTACAGGACGCTGCGGATGTCCTTGGCGTAGTCGACGCCGCCGACGCGCATGATGGTGTTGAGCTGGTCGATCAGCCAGTATTCGTTGCCAGCGACGAAAAGCTGGTAGCGGCTGACGGCCAGCGCGATCTCGTTCTCGCTGGCGTTGCCGGGATCCACGTTCAGGCCGGGGATGCCCTTGGAGACGCAGCGGAGGAACGCCTTGCAGCCTTCGGTCTTGGTGGAGCCGTCGGAGAGCTTGACGTCCTGCGCCCAGCGGATCTCGATGGTCTTGCTCGTCAGCTTGACGAGGCTGCGCAGGCCGAGGTCGATGCCGATCTTGGTGATGGAGGCCTCCATCGCCTCGATCTGGCCGAGCAGCGGCGCCGTGTAGGTTCCCATCGCCTTGAAGTCAGCCGTCACAAGGTTGACGGGAGGCAGGGCGATGGTCACGTCCTTGGCGGCGAGAACGCCGTCCACATAGACGGTGTCGGCGAGGATGGGGCCCTTCAGGTCGAGCCACAGGTTTGCCATTACTCGTCACCTCCTTCGTAGTAGACGGAGAAGCCCGCGTCGGTGTAGGCGACGTAGACGCTCGCAGACTTGAGGGGCGGGGTCGGGGTGACGGCGATGTCCCAGCGGAAGTCGCCATTCATCACGTCGGTGGTGCTGTTCTCGCTCTCGAGGAACAGGATCACAGGGGAGCCGAGCAGCGCGCCCATGCTGACATAGCCGTCGAGCTTCTCCTGCTCGCGGTTGATGATGCGATCCTTCAGCGCGCGGGTCATGGGCTCGTCGATCTCCGGGCTCCACTCGCGCTGGAAGTCGTTGGTGATGTGCATGAGCATCCGCATGGAGACGTCGAAGATCGCGCGGGGATCCACATTTGCGCCGTAGGTGTAGGCAGCCGTATGGTCGCCCCACAGTACCCACTCGCCGCCCCATGCCACGGCGGTGCTGATGCCGTTCTGCGTCAGCTCCTTGCCGGTCTGCTGGTCGAAGCCGCGGTTCTTCGCGTTGGCGCCGAAATACTGCTTGATGACGGGGATCGCCTTGTTGCCGCAGGTCTCCATCGGGACGCTGTTGTGGCTGAAGTCGGCGCGCATGAGCTCGACCACGGCCAGCGTGCTCAGGTGGAACACGTTGCCGAGGTTATCCACAGCCTGCGGCCAGTAGACCTTAGAACGCTCGCCGGTGAAGGCGTTGGCCTTCTTCCACGCGATTGCCTTGGTGATTGTGTCGACCGCCTGCGCGGTGCTGTCCACGAGGGGTAGATCGGCCACGACGAAGGCGTCCCAGTGGCCGTTGATCTTCTTGCAGGCCGTCAGCATGGCGTTGTAGACAGCGGGGCTGTGGCTCCAGCCGGGGGCCGCGATCAGATTGCAGACCGCGAACTGCTCAGGATAGAGCAGCGCGATCGCGCTCAGGCCGCTGTACTCGCCGGAGGAGGTGACGCCGCCGATGATGTCGCTGTCCGCGATCTCGGAGTCGTCCACCTCGCTGAAGCTGGCCGTCAGGCTGCCGGTGAGCTGCGCGTCGTCCTTCAGGCTGGTGATGATGACCGTGCCCTTGGTAAAGTTGTAGTCCACAGCGTAGTCGGTGTCCTCGATGTAGTTGCCGCTGTCCGTCTTTGCGATGGTCAGGGTGTCGAGGATGATCTTGTCGCTGGCGAACTCAGCGCGGCCGCCGGTGAAGGTGAGGGTCTTGGTCGTGGCCGCCTCCTTGCGGTGCTTGCCCGCGGAGGGGTCGAGCACGTTGATGACGTAGATCGGGCCGATGTTCCCGAGGGTGTTGTTGAAATGCGCGTACACGGCCTCGCACAGGGTAAAGGTGCCCCAGTCGGACGAGTAGCCGATCTTCTTCTGAGCGTCGACCAGACTGGTGATCTTGATCGGCGCGTTGATGATGCCGGCCTCGCCGAAGCCGCGCACGAGGTTGACGGGTGCCGTGCCGATATAGACCGGCGTGGTGCCCGCCTGCACGGCGCTCTGTGCCACAGTCTCGCCGATGTGGCCGTAGGCGCCGTAGAGGTATTCGTTTGCCATCTGCT